ACCGGACGGCGGCGCATTGGAATTGTATTCATACAATGGTGCCGAGTTCCCGGACGGTCTGGACGGTTGCAGTCTTGACGTTATCACAGCGCCGTCGCCTGAGTTCCTTGCCTATATGCGTGGGAATGATAGTCCGGTGCCGTCGTCCGGGTACAAGGATATGGCCGACGAGATTAAGGGCATATGGGACGTGTACAACGGTGGTTCCGCCGAAGCCGACTGGGGACGGTTGGCTGACTTGTATGACATGCACAATCTAAGCCTGAGTGTCATTGCCGATTACGAGTTCATGGATTGTCCTGAGACGTTCGGCGACATACTGAACGGCAAAGGGTCGGATTGCTGGAATCTCGACGGCATGACGTGGCATCTGTATAACCATGAGGCATGCACTATCGCGGATTCTGAGGGCGCATGGCCCAGCCTTGACGACTTGCTGGAATGCATGTCTTCCGATGACGTTGAGACGTGCGCCTATGCGCAGCAGTTTGTCGAATGCATGGATTCGGGCGACTATGTGGCCGCGTACAAGGCGCTTAAGGCTCTCGACTTGGAGCTGTGGTATTCGCAGCTGTCTCTGACTCTCTGTTACTGAAAATCAATCAATCTGAAAGTGAGGAAAATGAAATGTATGTGCATGAGGTTCGCAAGGATACGGCTGAGGATGCCGACTTGTACGAGGAACTGCGGGACGCGTGGGACGGTATCGACTATGCGGGTCTGCCGTCGTTCGATGACGTGCTGCCGGACATTCTGGAATGGGTGCGGGGTATCCGCGTGGCCGACACGGTGTTCAACGATTACACGTGTCAGGTTTCGCGGCTGCTGTACTTCGATGGCGCGCTGGATGAAAGCAATATTGAGACTGCCGTGCGGTGGCTGTCCGATTACGGTTATGTGTCGCGCGCGTTCTGCGGTGTCGGCTATGCGATTGAGTTGACGGACGGGTATGGCGGACTGTCGGATCAGGCCGTCGTCCAATATGCGATAGACATGATTACCAAGGACGGGCGCTACTACCCGGTGTTGGATGAATCCGATTACGAGCGGCGTGAGGCCGCGTGGCTGCGGGATTACTTCGATGGCGAGGTGTCTGACGTCATGTTGGATGGCGCTGACCGTGATGCCGTGTTTGAAGCGTGGCGGGATGATGCCGACCCGGTGTCTGACGACATGTATTTCGACGTGGAAAAGCTTCCTGGTTATATCGAGACCGCCAAGGGAGGTAAGCGGAATGCGTAAGGGTGCGAAGCTGGCTGGACTGCTGGCCGTAGGCGTGGCGGCGTTCACCGTGGCGTGTTCGCCGGTGTGCAATCCCACGCCGGTGGCCGACCCTCATGGGACGCCTGAACAGCAATGGAATTGGTGGCGTGAGACGTATGCGACGGCTGACTATGGTCAGGCCGACTTGGCTGGCTACACGTCGCTGTCGGATATCCCCCAGTGCGGCATGGAAGACGGTAGTACGGATGGCGGCTATGAGCGCATATGCGAGTGGCGTGCCGTGTCCGTTGGCAATCGCATGGGCGAGTCTTACGTGCTGGTTGACGGCGGCAAGGTGCTGTCGTGGGGCGGCACAAGGAAATGAAAGTGCCGGTCTCAGGTAGGACTGCGACCGGCCATGCAATCAATATTCACCTCTAATTGCAAAGGAAAGTATATCATGTCGTTTTCATTGTTTGATAATGGCGAGTTTGAATTGGAGCCGAGGTTCAGCCCGCAGCAGTCGTTTTACAATAAGGCGTCCGTCATTGTCTCCACTGATGGAAGGGGTGGCGTGACGGCTACGTTGCGTTCATATCTCACGTCGATTGTCACCGTGCATTCCACAGCGGACGGTGACGTTGATTCTATCCGGTGGCTTAATGAAGACCCGGCTGATTGGTCTAACACGACGTGGCGTCATATCCGTGAGTTCTTCAAGCAGGCTGGACTTAAGGCCACTAGTAAGGCTCAATGCTTGCGCGATTACGCGCGTGAGGTTGACTGACATGGCGTGCCTATGGACTGCGGAATATGTGGGTGGCGCAATCCGCGTGCGCCGTCACAGGTCTCAGGCCGATGCGGAGGCGTATCGGGATGCGGTTCTGCGTGCCGATGGCCGGTTTCTGACGCGTTGCACTGTCGGTAGCGGAGAGGCCGTGCGCGTGGCGATGGTGAACCGGCTGGAACTGGCCGGTGTCGGCTGTCGTTCGCGTCTCATGCGGACGTCGTTGAAAAGACTGGTGGAACTCACTGACGAGTTCTGCTGCTGAGCGAAAGGAAAGAACGATGAGTGTTGTTATTGATCGGGATGGGCGTCCCGTGTCTTATGAGGCCGCTGTGAATCTCATGGATGACGAGTTGCGGGAGCTGTTGCACGCGAATCTCGCGCCGTGTTCCGAGCAGGAGTTTTTCGACGCCTATTTGGATGCCCACTGCGTCAAGTATGGCGAAGAGTTTCGTATCGATTGAAAGGAAAGAATGATGATTACCGTTGACGAGCTGAAGGCAATGCCATTGGACAAGCCGATCGGCGAGGCTGTCGTTTGCGATATTGAACGCATGGCAAACGAGGGTCTGCAACCGTTCTACCAGCGTGAGTTTGAACCTTATGAGGGTGTCTATCGCGTCAATGATTTCGCCAAATATGTTTCCGAGGATTCGTGGTGTAAGTTCTGGTCAGCGTTCCCTGAATGGTGTGAGCAGGTGTTCATGCTGCACGACAATACTCGTTCCGATGATTATTGTGAGTTCACTTCTGAAGTGCTTTCTGGTCTGACGCCGATTGAGATTGGGGAACAATTCGAGAAGTCTCGTGAATATGACCTTGATTATGTGTTCTGGACGCAAGCCGATGACGAGGGGCATGTGTGATGGACGCCCATGATTCCGACGTGTGCGCGAATGTGGTCGGCAAGTCGTTGGAGGCCGTCAGATTGCTGTCGAATCTTGGGAGCGGGAACGCTCCCGATTCGGCTTACGTGCTGGCCGCCTACGACCAGTTGACGACGGCGGCGTACCTGTTGCATCAGATTATCCCTTGGACCAAGGAGGAAAAACAGTGAGCAAACATGGCTTCTTCTCCCCTATCGCCGAATACGATGGGTTCGATTATGCGTCCGGCAGGTCGTTCTGGCGTCGTCGTTCGCTGCCGTCGCTCCTGTGCGAGTGGCTTGGCGAATGGTTCCGTGGCGTGAGGGCGGCTCGCATGGGCTATTCGACCTGGCTGTACGTCCAGTGTTCCGGTGGCTGCATGATTCCAATGGACATGTTGGACTGGGATACGGATTGGATTGATTGATGTCATCGGCGGCCGGTTCGCTTGCCGCCGATGTTAAAGTAAGAGACGAATCGTTTTGAAGGAGTGTTGTCATGCGTACGGTGAAATTCACGAAGAGGCATGGTCATAAGTGGGATGAGACGGGCACCGTGTGGCTTGAGTTTCCGGTGGACGAACTGCGTAGACGTTGCGTGGACGGCTATTTGGACCGTCTGGCGGGGACGGAGTGCAGCGAGTATCTTATCCCATCCGAATCGTTGGGCGACGAAGCGAAGCGTCTCGCCGACGATGATGATGCCACGCAGGAGAATTTCGACAGGTTCAGCGACAAGGTTGGCGAGTATGCGGACTCCCTGTCCGAGGACATGCTGGTCTCGTGGTTCGTGCTGTTGAACGACCCCGTGACAATCGTTTCGAGCGAGGTCGAGGAAGACTGACGTGGGTTTGCGTGCGCTGCGCGAGCGTTCCGGGCTGACGTTGCAGCAGTTGGATTCGCTTACGGGCGTGGATTTCACGCGCCTGTGGGTGTATGAGAACCATGCGGACGAGGCGCGGAACATGTATCTTGGTACGGCTGCGAAGCTGGCGCAGGCGTTGCATTGCAACGTGTTGGACCTGTATCCAGATGAGCATGTGTGGCGTGGCGGCGTGTCCGCTGGCGTCGTCGGATTGAAGAACATTCGCAAGGCACGTAAATTGACGCAGGTGGAGCTGGCTGGATTGAGTGGCATCGCACGTCCATCCATCTCCCGTTTTGAGACGAATGGTCGTCCTGTTTCGCAAATGTATTTGCGGACGGCGTTACGATTGTCTGAGGCGTTGCAATGCGACCCTGTGGATTTTCTTACGGAAGGATACTGACATGGGCATGAGGAAACTCAGACTGAAGCGCGGCATGACACAACAACAGCTGGCTGACAAAGTCGGAATGTCCCAATCTCGCATAGCAGCGTATGAAAGTGGCACTAATGACGTTTCCAATATGACACTTGGTAATGCGCTTAAATTCTGTTCGGTCTTGCGTGTCGCTAATCCTCGCAAACTTTTGGAAGATGATTCTGACTCTGAATCTTCTGCGGATTCTAAGTAATCCGCTAGGGCGGGCATGTGTCTTTACGGCCATGCCCGCTCACGAATAAGTTGAGCCGGATAGTTGCAGCTATCCGGCTCGATTGCTCAGTAATTATTACCAATCTAACTAACTAAGCCCTCTCATTTTAGCAAGTGGGCTGGAATGGAGTGTGTGTTATGAGTATCCATTTTTATGCCGGGTATTGGCAGTTTGGTGTCGGCATTACCAATTTTGAGGGTGAGCCGTATTGCAGCCTGTTGTCTTTTGACTCGCGTAAGGAACGCGACGCTTGGGTTGCTGCGGATCATTTCGACAATAATTGGCATCGTAGCGCGGTGTCGCGTCGTGAGGCGTTGCCGCTTATGCGCGCTGAGCTTGCAGAGCTGCGTGGGTATGATTCCAAAGGTTATGACGGCTGGTGGGTTGATGGCGTGTTTTATGCGTCCATCGGCGACGCTTTCGCGGCGTTCTTCAAGGCTGAGGCTGCCGCACTTAGGCGTGCGGGCGTCTGATTCATTCAGTCTGTTTGTTTAGTTTCGGGGCGTGGCGGTGGTGCTGCGCCCTTTGTTTTCAACGTTTTCTCTTAGCGTTTTTGCTGAAAAGTAACGAATCAACATGGACTAAAAAGGAGTGCACCATGAACAACAACTACAGAGGTACGGAACACTACACGCTGACCAAAACCGAAAACGGGTGGCATGGCGACCCGGACGATTGCGCCTGGCAATGGTTCGACTTTCCTGATCTAACATTCACCGACGATGGTGACTGCCGGTTCTTCCTGGAGGCCGAATCCATCGATATGGCGGTCGAACTCGACGAATACCGGGAATTTCTCGCCATCCTTTCCAATGAGATAGAGGAACTCCGGCAGCAGATCGATGCAGTTGGATAGAAGTGGCCTAACCCACCCAAACTTCTTGACGCTCCCGTGGTTGAATCCACGGGATTCCTGCGAACTGGACTTGCGCCAATCATGTCAGCAAAAGAAAGGACAAACAAAATGACCACCGCAATCGACATCAACACCAACGAGAACATCTCCATCAAACCAATCGCAATCTACCAGAGTGACGCATTTGACGTTCTCCTCCTTGCCGACGCGAATACCGGCAAGGGCATCTGGAGGGGTTTCGACTACCAGTGGTATACCGACCCGGAAGACGGAGCCCTCGACCACGACGCCGACAAAATCGAAGACGTGTACGGCGCAGACGAAGAAGAATGGGAGGCCGCGGCAAACGCGAAGCTTGCGGAATATGGTTTTAAGCTCGGCGACTTCGACGAGAAGACCGGAGACCGTTACACGCTAGTCGAGGCCTGACATGACGCGCGGAAAAAACAAGCGACTTCGCCTCATCCCATCACACCTTCCGCTCATCCGCGACAAACTCGCCGACTTCGCCCAATACAGGCTTAGGAAACTCGGCTCGCAAACTCAATACGAGGCTATGATGGCCAACGCCTGGAGCATGACCGATCAGATCAGAACCGCGCAATTGTGGTGGGTCAGCCGAGATATGACGCGTCTGGCCGAGGACACCGTGCAGGCCGGAGATTTTCCGGAACCCGATCCGCCGGCGCAATGCGGGATGATATTTTTCGAGGGCGACGTGCAGCACATCTCATTCCACCTCGATAACGACGGGTTCGGCGAAACTCGCGTAGCCGCGATCCTATGGCAGGATGCGGGGCGCGAGAGCGTCAAGATATCGGTGTTTACCGACAATCCCGTGGGGATCAAGGAGATGCACGCCGATTCATTCGGCCTCCCCATCGTCTCGCTCGCCCCTCCCGTCGTCCGCGAGAACGACGGGAGCTTCCAGTGGCTCTGCGGCCTGCTGCACGCGGTGTGGGCGTTGAGCGCGGAACCGCATATCTGCGAGGCAAAACCAGCGAAACCCGATATGGCGCATCCCCTGCCGCAGCGTTTCGACCACGAAATACGCAAGGTCAAGATGCTGGTGCTGCGCGAGAACCTGCATCGTCCTGGCGGAAGCGCCGATGATGACGAGCGGGTGCGACGTGAGTATTCGCATCGTTTCATCGTGCGCGGCTTCTGGAGGGATCAGGTGTATGGTCCGAATCATTCGCTGAGGCGCAGGCAGTGGATACCGCCATTCGTCAAAGGCCCGTCCGACAAGCCCTTGATCTGCAAGGAGACGGTGCGCATATGGAAACGGTGAGCGACATGATCGCCGGTTTTCTCGCCGGCCTGACGCCGGGTACAAGGGCGCAGTATCGGAGCGTCGTATCGCGATGGCTCCGCTGGTGTGCGGATAACGGCATCGACATGCTGCGGGCGAAGCGCACTCATATCGAGGTGTTCGCCGCCTATGGCGACGGCATGCGGCCAGCGGCGAAAAACACGGTGTGCAGGAATCTGAGCGTCGTTTGCTGCCTCTACCGCTATCTCTGCGAGGAGGGGTATATCGACTGCGATCCGGGCGAGCATGTGCGTAGGCCGAAACTGTACGGTCATTCGGATGGCACGTACCTCACCCGCGAGCAGGCTAGGCTTTTTCTGGACGAAGCGCGTGGTATGGGTGCGCGGACGGATGCCCTGTGCAGTCTGCTGCTGTTGACCGGTGCGAGGGTTAGCGAGGCGCTTGGGTTGGATGTCGAAGACTGTCATCTGGATGACGGGCGTCCGTGGGTGCGGTTCGACCGCAAGGGCGACTGGTCTCAGCGTGTGGCCATTCCCTCCGAGGCGTCCAAGGCTCTCGCACGACTCATCGGCGGACGTAGGCATGGTGCGGTGTTCCGTGAGGATTCCGGCGCGCGTCTGCGACAGCAGACCGCCGTGGGCATCGTATCGTCCGTGGCATTGCGGGTCGGCGTGCCTGGAATCTCGCCGCACTCGCTGCGGCGAACGTTTTGCACGCTCTCCCGCGACGCTGGAGTGCCGGACAGGGACATCATGGCCGCAGGCGGGTGGAACAGTCCGCAGATGCTCGACTATTACGACATGTCCCGTCGCGGGCTGAATGGCAAGGCTGGCGATGGATTGCAGAGATTCTTGAATAATGGATGATTTGAAATCCAAAGGAGCTGTTGACCGAGAAAAATAGTGGGGGGCGGTTTTTGAATCCGCCCCCCATTCGTGTGCCATTGTAGATCACTCAACTACGCTCACCACAGTGCGTAGCTGTCCACAATCCGGCTTCGTTGACCGGCTCGAAACACCATGCGTCCAATCCGACGCTGATCTCATTTGATCTTGCTCATTGTTCTTCCAGACATCTTCACTGACGATGATTGTCGTCTCCGCTGGTATTTGCACGGTGACTGCGGTGAGTGAACGTGGAATGATTTTTGCTTCTATGAACGTCGCCAGCCCAACCTTCCACATCGTGAACTCGACTAGTTCGCCCGACAAGGAGACCGTGTTGACGTTGCTGATGACGGTTATATCCCTTCCTAAGTGCGTGTAATTCAGATTTTTGGCTTTGATTGTCTCACTCATTCCACGTATCCCCTAGTTCTCGTTGGGAACCGTTTCGTTGGATGTTTCCGGGCGTGGGAATGTGCTGCCGTTGCTGTTCGTGATCTGTTCCAATTCCATGAACTCTTCGACCGACATGGTGGCGCTTATGTTAGTGCAATCATCCGTTATCCTGACGTATTTGCGCTTCGTTGTAATCAGTTCGTAGTTTTCGCCATGGCGTTCGTCATACGCATCGATGATTTGCAGGGTCACGCCATTCATGACGTTCGCCCATGTGGTTATCAGTCGTGAGGGTCCTCGCAGACTAGCTGGCTCCTTGTCGGTGCTTTGATAATGGAATCCGAGTTTTACCAGCTTGTCTACCAGTTTGCTTTTCTTCTTGGTGAAGTCGAGTGCTTTCATTGTGCCTCCTTGGTGGTGTTGTCCTGTGTCGTGTCGATGACGCACGCCACATCCCCGTTGCTGGTGTTGCCGCTGGTCTGCAATTAGTCTCCGAACTTTTCGAGAATGAGTACGCCTATGACGCCGATAATCCAAGCGATTATCAGGATGATTGTGATACCGGCCAGTGCGAGTAGTGGTATCCAAATGGGTGCGATCACCCATATCCATGAGTATGGGAATTGTCCCATGATTTTCAGGAGTGCCAGCACGCCGGACAATAGCAGTAGGATTGGCGAGCATTTGATGCTGACTTTCAATTCAATCCTCCGTGTAGAAGGTGAGAACGTGTAGTTTCTTTCGGGCGGACAATCGTTCTCCGAACATGCCGTACTGTTTGACTGGTTCGATTTGGTCTCGCATGTGATGCGCGTGGTAGGTGATGGTCTTGCCCTTGTCGGTGATGCTGATAGTGGCGGTCATCGGATGACTTCTTCCACTAGGGCGAGATTGCTTGCCTGAATGGTTTTGCTGACGCCGTTTCTAAGGTTCTTGAATGTGAATGAAAATGGTTTCATGCAGTTCTCATCTTCGAAGTCGATGATGCATTCCATGTCGTTCCAATGGTCAACCCATTTGGAGCCGACCAATCTGGGGTCGGCGTGAGTGTAGACGATGATGCCTTTCTCACGGTCGGTGTGCGAGTATGCGAATCCGAGATCATTGAGTTTGACTGCGTATGGCGGGTTGGAGAGGTCGATGTTCATGCTTGTTCCTCCTGTAGGAGCATCCAAATGTTCGTTTCCTTTTCGGGGTTTCTGACGGCGAGCTTGTACACGTCGGACAGCCGGTAGCGTTGCTTGCGCGTGTCTTTGACCGGCGTGACGGGTTTCAGGTCTCCCCTGCTGACCCAACTGCGCATGGTGCCGGGTTTGACGATGATGCCGCATTGCAGGAGCAGTCTGCGGATTTCGGTCTGCGTGCCGGTGATGTGCGTGGCGAGGAGTTTGTGTCGCCTGTTCTCACGGATGGCGGAGACCGGATACACTTGACCGCAGTCGGGGCATTTCGGTGCGAATGTGGCGTTTGGAATGACTTTCACGATGCGGTGGCAGTCGTCGGTCGGGCATTCGCCGATGATGATCTGGTCTTCGAGGGTGAAGTCGAGGAGTTCCTGAGCCTTGCGTCGGATACGGTGGATGATTCGCGCGTAGGTTGGTGTTGCCTTGCTGGTCTTCCACTTGTCGGTGAGCCGGATGTTGCGGATGAGTGTTTCGAGTTTCCGGTCGTATGGGGCGGTCACGTTCAGGCATCGCGCGTATTCGTTGATGATGTCACGGAGGCTTGGAATGTCGTCCATGCCGTTGCCTTCGATGAGTTCGAACGCGGTTTCGCGTAATGGTGCCGGGGAGGTGGCGAGTCCGTTATGACCGCCGCCTCCGCCGTTGCCTGTCTTGTCCATGCGGTTTGTGCGCCATTCGAGGTCTTGCAGGTGGTTTTCGAACCATTGCAGATCGAATTGGAGTTGGGTTTCGCAGGATGTGCAGAGGATATGCTTGTCGTCGGTTGTTTTCCAGCATGTCGCGCATGTGGTTTGCGTCAAGTGTTGGCTCCTTGGTTGCGTTTTGGGTGTGTTTGGTCTTGTTGCCTCAACCCTTTGTTTGCAACCGTTGGGCGACTTGTCTAGTATAGTGTGTGTGTCAGATTAGCGTTGGCTGTTCGCCTTCCGTTGACGTGGCTGGTTCGGGGTCGTTGCGGTGGGCTTCGATTTGGAGTACGAGCCTCCTGTCCACGTGCAGTAGGCGGCTTATCTCGTCCGCGTCGTAGTCGAGGTCCGCGTAGTGGAGGACCTGTTTCCGTAGGCTCACTCGTATTCCTTCTCCAAGTGTTCTTCGTACAGTTTGACATCGCCTTCCATGAATTGGTCATCGGCTTGCATCCGCTTGGATTGCCTTGCCGTCTTGCGTGTGATCCATTCATTTAACTGCGCGTCGGTGATGCCGTACATTTCTTGGAGCAGGTACAGGCAGATGGTCACGTCGGCCATTTCCTCCGCAAGATTGTCGGTGGCATCGGGTTTGCCGCGTAGACGCTTGCTGACGGCTTGGATGAGTTCGGAACATTCCTCCATGCAGACGATGCTTTGCATCTCCTTGCCGTATTTTTCGATGCTTTCACGCCACACCGCATGCTGCTTATCGTCGTTCATCGGTTTGTCTCCTTCATGTTCGTGTCCTCGTTTTACTTGGTTGTTTCGGTTCCATGTTCATCGAATGAAACTGCCAGCCTCACGTGGCTATTCATGATTGCGATGGGAACAGGCTTGTCAGGCCGCGAAACGGATACGATGTCGGAACCATCCGTATAACTCACAGCAAGCCCGTAGATACCGTCCCCGCGTTTTTCCCATCCGCTTTTCAGGTAGTATGTTTCGTTCGTATCGAGTTCCACACGTAGACCCATGTCATGCGGGAGGAATCCTGACACACTGCTCTTTTTCGTGTCCTCGCTTTGCTTTTCCTCGCTTTGCTTTTCGAGAACGTAGACGTTCGTGGCACCGAATGCGCCAGCTGGAAAATTCGTTGGCGATATGGCATCCACCCGTGAAATCTCCCAACCATCGTTCAGTAAATCTTCAAGCACCCCCTGGTGTTTTAAGTAATAGTAGCCGTCGCTGTAACTCCAATACAGCGCGCAAACCTTGTATTGACTGCTCATTTCGTGTCCTCCTTAATGAAGACGATCCAATGTGTTCCGGTGCGATTCGGCTGTTTGTTGCCGAAGAGTGGCTTATGGTCGGTGAGCTTGAGTATCTGAGAGACGGGTATCTGTGTCTCATTCCATTTGAAAATCAGCACGCCATGCTCTTTCAGGACACGGAAACATTCGGCGAACATGGTCTTGATGTCGGTTTGCCATGTCTCTTGGTCGAGACATCCGTATTTCTGCGCCATGTAGCTCGTTTCTCCCGCATTGCGCAGGTGCGGTGGGTCGAGCACGACCATGCGGAACGTCTCGTCAGGGAATGGCAGATCGCGGTAGTCCATCAGCATGTCCGGCTTGACTTCGAATCTGCGTCCGTCACATAGTTCCCAACTTTCGTCGCGCACGTCACCGAAGAGCACACGGCTGTCTGACTTGTCGAACCAGAACATTCGCCCGCCGCAAGCAGGGTCAAGAACAGGTTGGTACGCGCTCATTTCGTATCCTTCTTCTTGTATTCGTCTACTAGTTGTTTCCACTGTCTGCTCGCGTCATCAGGGTAGCTGAACCAGCTAGTAGAGATATGACCACATGGGCATTGGAGCCGGTATATGGTTATTGTTTTCACGGCTTTGAGGGTTTCATGGTATTTTTCTGTTTCCCCCTCCGCGAGGACGGGTAGTCTGCCGCACATGGGACACCCGTATTCGCTGTGTTTGCGTTTGAACCACATGATTATTCCTCCGTGTCCTCGATTGGCTTGCAGTCGTATGGGGTCGGGCTTATGTCGCTGATCGAGCAGGCGTATGATTGGCTTCCGTCGCGCATGATGATGGTTCTTTCGGTTGTCACGTCTTTCCATACGCAAACGCAGAAGACAATGAATATTGCGGCCGCGGCCACCGCCAGCAGTCCGATCAGCAGGTTTTCGGCGATGTCCGTCCAATCTGGTTTCCATTTCATTTTTTCGCATCCTCGCTTTGATTCGGCACCTCGGACGGCATGGAGCCGGAATAGCCGAGCATGGAACGGCAGTGGTTGGCTGTCTTTTCGTATGCGTTGATTTGTCCCTTCACGACACCGTATGCGGCCATGTCACGCTGCATCAGAAGAGCGTTTGCAAGCCGCAGACCTTCGATCTCACGCTGCTCGCACCAGTCGATGACTTCCTGCAATGCTTTGTCTTTTTCACTCACGTTCGTTACCATGGTGTTCCTCCTTGCCTTGTGGATTGGAAGTGGATATCGCCGCCACTATCGCAAACAGTGTCAGCATCGCCAATACCGCCATCACACCCAAGACGATGACGATGAAAACGCTTGAAATGTTCCAGCAGACTTCGGTAAGACTCATTTCGCGTCCTCGCTTGTGAGAACCGCTAGTATGGTGTACTCGCATTCCAGTTTCGGCAGTGGTTGCGGTGTGCTCATATCCTCGTAGTACTTGTTTAGAGCGCGCAAGGTTGGTTGTGTTGTTGGTCTGTCTGAATCGAAAAGGACTGTCGGCGAGCCATCCGGCGAGGAGTCTGGCCTGTATCGCAAGTGCAGGGGGCAGAAGAATCTCGGCTCATTATCACCGGTGAACAGGCACAGCCATTCTTCATCGTCGATAACGGTTTCGATTGCGTGTTCCTCGGTTAATTCCCAGAATTCGTACCCCAGGTAACAGCCCGGATAGTCGCATATCGCCAAGTAGGTTGTTCCCACTCTTATGCTCATTTGATGCTCCTTTCGGCTTCGCGCATGATGTGCCGCATGTCGGCGTATTCTCGTGCCGCCCAACGTTCGATCATTTCCGGGGTGGCGTTTCGTGGCAGCGGGTTCAGGCATATGCCACCCTCCAAACGCTGCATGAGCCGGATGACCTTCCGGCGACGTTTCGGAGTGAGGGTGACGTGTCTTTCGACGGCCCTGACAACCACCAGCCTGTCGCATCGGTAGCAGCCGTCGAAATCCTCGTCGATGGAGGCTTCGAGTTCTCCGACCGGACGCACTTGATACACGTCGCCTTTGCCGTACATTGACGCGTAGAATGCGGCGTAGTCGCGGTATCTGGTGCAGTACACCTGTTCCGGGTGGCCGGTGCCTTCGATGGCCGACGCGCCTTTTTCGCGTCTGGCGCGGCAGATGGGGCAATCGTCGTAATTGTCTCGACTGTGTCCCGGTTCGATGATGTCGCCGGGTTTCAGGTCTGGAACTCCACCGTGGTATAGCACGCTCATTTCATATCCCCTTGCAAGCCGGTCGGTTCGTGGTCTGTGTGGGATGCGTTTCTCATGCGCTCATCTCCTTGAGTATGTTCACGGCTTTCACTCCATTGGCCAGATGCTTCTCACCGGCATTCACGCTGACGATTACCGGCTGATACACGCCTTCGACCGTCAATGATTCGCGGATTCCTTCTGTCGCGCCTCGTAGTTCCTTGCGAAGTTTCGACGGCACATATCTCAAATAGCCGTCGATGATCGTGCCCTCGTCGAGTTGGACTATCGCCCTATGCCCGGCGAGCATGTTCACGGGCAGTGTCCGCCAGTCCGTCAATGATTCATGCACGTCGCTCATTGCCACATTCCTTCCTTGGTGGTGTCATAGTTAGTGCAGTCGAAGATTCCGGCGAGTTTTCTAGCGTCCCGTCTCGCCTGCCGTAACGCCTTCTTGTGGTTGCCGTTGTAGTCCGCGAACAGGTAGTCGCATATGGCCGCAAACCACCATGTTTCGTCGAGATGGTTCCACTTCCATAACGTCACCGTGTATCCTCCTAGCGTGTTGCCGGCCATCATGTAGGATTCGCGGATGCTCACGCAGTATTCCTCATGCTCGGTCATCGTCCCGTCTCCTTCTTTTGCTGTTTGGCGAAGTAGTCGCATATCACGTCATCGACTTTCAGCACCTTGCCTACTGCGAGAAGCCAAAGGTCCAATGCTCGGCTCGGATATGGCGTGTCGCCGGTGGTCAGATGATTGTTTGGACACTCGTAATGCATGACGATCCGGTTCTTGCTGCATCCTTCTATGCGAACTGGGTTTCTACCGCAGTATGGGCATGTGACGTATCGGACTTTCCTATGCTTTCTGTTGAACATTCGTGGACTCCTCCTTGAATGACGCTTCCAACGTGTCGGCGAACACTTGCAATGCGTGCCTTACCTTCTCGTTGAAATCTTCCGGCATAACGGCTTCGACCGACATTGATCGCTGGTCCGTGAGAACGTTGTCGGACTTCGCGTAAACTGGAACATCCACGACAGCAGTCGCAAAATCTTCCCTTGGATAATCGAACGCGCTCACGGTGAACGTCAACTTGTTCGTGCCGACTCGCACTTTTCCGCTCATTACCGTCTCCTTGGTTCGAAGGTTTTAATGATTCGCTGCGGAGTCTCATAGGCCGTGCGCACCTCGTACGGCCTGTGGTGGAAGTCGGCGCTCTCCTGTGCTGTATCCGATGCCTCTTGAAGCGTCTTGTACACTCGGCATGTGTGCAATCTCATGTCACCCTTCGGCCAGATGATGTAGCCGGTCCAGATGCTTGTATGCGACGTGCCCATGCCGTTCACTGGTATTCCTCCACTGTGTCGCAGCCGATGGTCGTGCCATGGTCGGTCAGACAGACCCATGTCACGTCGCCGGTCCTGACCGTCTTCATCCCGTAATCGTGATGCGTGGCTGTATACCAGTACGAGTAGATGCTTAATCCCACCAGGAAGAGCATTGAGACGACTGAGATCACCAGTGCGGCAATCATAATTTTCTCGGCCTTGTCCAAGCTGTTCATCACTCACCGTCCTTTGCGATGGTGTCTCCCATGGCTTCCCGATACTTCTTCGTCCGTTGGAACCGGTCGGCGAGCATGTTCGCGGCCTTGTCGATGATCTCGTCCTTGCGTTCTTCGAGGAAGCGTTGCAAAGCGACAACCAGCACGGTCTTCCACATGTTTTCCCGCGAATACGCGTTCGTGTGCGCGAAAACAGTGTCCGTGGCTTCTTTGGTAAGCTTGTCGAGCACATCCCTGTAGGCGTATTCCTCGATACGGTTCTGGATGGCCTTGTCGTCAATGCCGATGGCGAACTGCACGATATGTTCCATGATTACTTTCCTTCCTTTTCGATTTCATTGATCTTTTCGGTGAGGGCTTCGAGCACGTCCACGCGGTCTCCCCACTTGAGGTTCCGCCAGAACTGTTCGAGATCAGCCCAGTTCTCGGCCTGTAGGATGCCAAGAAGCCTGATTGCCTGAGCTTCGAGAATGTCGGCGTTCCGTTTGCAGCACGCGGCGAAGAACGGCACATTATGCGTGATTGCGTCATTGATGAACCAGAGCGCCTTCTTGAGGTCTTCCAGACCGTTCTTGTGCTGCCATCTGAAGCAGTACTGGACGGCTTGGCCCCAGTCGGAACTAAGCAGTCTGGATAGTTCGATGCATTCGAATGGGCCGTCCTTATAGTGGCTTGGATTTATGTTGTCAGTCATTTAGCACCATCTTTGCTTTCTCGAATGCCTGATTCACGATTTCCATGTGCAGTCGTTCGCCTTCCTTGGTCGTCTCGAACCGGTCGTTCACTTGGCGGATGAGTTTCTTGCGGAGCAGTGCCCTGCCGGTCTGGTTATCGACGGCCTGATATTGGCCCTGCATGTTGCTCACGTCAGTGAGCATTTCCTGCTGTTTCGGGCTGAGTGTCTGCATCATCGGTTCCTTTCGCAGATGGTTTCCAATGTCGGGTGGTATTCGTATGTGCGTGGATGCGAGTAGTAGTCGTTCCAGTACTTGTTGAAGTTTCGGTTGATGCCATGTTCGACGGTGTTTGTCCGTCGTATTGGCTCTTCCTTGTCTAATCGTTTGATCGCGTCGGCGGTCTCGATGCCTTGCTTGGTCGGCTTGTAGGTGCCGTCCGCGAGGGGGATGATGAGATTCCTGTCGATGAGGGAACCCAACGTGGCCAACGGTTTCGCATAGAACGCGGGTGATGGCATTCGATGCGTTTCGACGATGTGGACAAGCATTGACGCTTGTGTGTTTCGTAATCGTTGTCCGTGGATGGTGTAGACGTTTCGTTTCATGGCTGGTTCCTGTCGTTCATCGTCCGGTCGAGCCGAATCCGTTTCCCCCGCGTTCCGTCGTGTCGGTGAATTCGACGACCTTGCGGATTCTGGGGGTTTCCACCGGCGTGATGACGAGTTGCGCGATACGGTCGCCGCGATGGAAGTTGATGCGGCTGGTGGACGTGTTATGCAGGATGACTTTGATCTCGCCACGGTATCCGGCGTCGATGATGCCGCCGAGGATGTCGATGCCGTAATTCCTGGCAAGGCCGGAACGTGGGCAGACTCGTGCCATGTAGCCTTCGGGAAGGTTGATCGCGATGCCGGTTCCCACCGTGATGCGGTCGAGTCCGTCGATGTGGAAGTCTTCGATGCAGTGGAGGTCGAGTCCGGCGTCCGCGTCGTGGGCGCGGGTGACTGTGGCGTTTGGGGTGAGCGGTTGGATTTCGAGGGTTTCTAGAGTCATTTTCACTGTCCTTGCTGGTTGATGATGGTTTTGTATTCGGAGATGTCGCGGTTGAGGCAGTCGGTTGTGCGATGCGTGGTTTCGTGTCCGTGATCGTATGGGTCGCCGCCGTGGGCGAGTTCCAAGAGGCGGAAGCTGGTGAGGTCGAGTCGCCGTTGGCTGAGCTTGTGGAGGATGCCGCTCGTGTTGGGCATGTTCACGTCGAGCCATCGGATATCGAAGTGGACGTTGGTTCCGGCTGGATGCATGAGACCGGGGTCGAGGCCCGTGTCGATGAGCCAGACGGCCATCTGCTTGTCCACGTTTTTGAGCGTGTCTTCCGCGTTCATGCATTCGCTGATGAGTCCGTTTCTGGAATGCATGTCGATGGTCGTGCTGTTGAACGCGCGGATTGGCGTGTTGTCATCGAAACGGATGACCCTATGGAATATCAGGGGGTCGTCGGCGAATGGCACCTGAAGGCCCTTCATGTCGGTGATTCTGGCTTCGACTTCCAGTAGATTGTCGGACATTGGGTCGAGTCCGCTGGTTTCGACATCGAACCAGATGAGATAATTGTCGTCCATTGTTGGCTCCTTGGATTCACGTAATCGTTGGATATAGGTTTCCAGTCCGGTCAGGTCCACATGCGTGGGAGGCTGTGGTTCGAGTTCCTTGAGGATTTCGGCTTCCTTGTCCATCCGCCGCATGTGACGCCGGTAGGCGGCTTTGCTTTCACGGATGCCGTACTTGTTGGTTTCCTTCCATTTGCTCATGGTGTTTTGAACAGGTCTCCCAGATCGTCGGCCACGGTTGGCTGGCGTGCGATGGGTTTGGATGCGATTTGCGGACGGTCGGCCTGTTCGAGGGCCTCGCTGACGGCTTCGTCCAACTCTTGGGCTTCCCGCGCGGTGCCGAAGATGATGCGACGTTTGAACTCCCAATAGTCGTCCGCCGTGACGTGATGCTTGGCGGCGAGCTGCTGGATGGTGTTCTCGTCGGGAATCCGGCTTGCGCGAATTTTCTTGCAGAGGATGTTGATGTCGGCAGCACGCATCCACTTGTCCGATTTGGTCGCATAGAATCTCACGACCGCCGTCAGCATGTCTTGGATGTTGTTGCGCTTGTCGAGTTCGCGGTAGAACTCGTCCAATTGCAGGTCGTCCCATTGGGCGTTGCCGTGATGCGCGTTGATCGTGGTCAGCAGCATCGCGGCCTCTCCTTTGGTTATCATCCTGTTCCTCCCATCGCCCGTTGGCGTTCCTCGTCGCTCATGTACTGCCATGCCCTGTTGAGGTTCGCCATACGGTTCGATTCGTTGCGGCTCATCATGGTCGGATTGGTGCGGAGGGTGAGGGTTGGTCGGATGTCGTATTCGTTTTCCCACCCCGCCGCGTTGAGCCATGTGGCCGCGTATTTGACGTATTTGGGTTCGGTTCCTTCGATCTCGACCTGTCTGGCATAGGCTCGGGCGCTGTTGATGATGGTGTCCGCGCCCGTGTCTTGGATGGCGTTCTTCCATGCTTTCCAGGCGGGACGCTTGTCAACGTGTCGTGGATACGCTTTCCAGAAGGTTTCGAAATCGGCGGAATACTTGCCGTCGGATTCCTGTCGTGCGCGGCTTCGGCGTTTGCGTGCCGTGTTGCGGGCCGTCCGGTCGGCCAGTTCTTTTCTGGTGTGGTTCCCGTTCGACTGGTATTCGTTGATGCGCACGCCGGTGATGGTCTGTTGGAACAGGCCGAGGTCGATGAGCGTTTCGATCTCCTGTTCGGATGCGCCAAGCGTGTACGTCAGCTGGTCGGTGTCGATGTCTCCATCCGTGAGGTTGCAGCTGCACCAGCTCAATGCCATGACGTAGATGAGCGCCGCTCTTGGCATTTCGTCGCGGAGTCTGCATATCCTCGCGTCGGCCCAGAATCCGTTGTCGAGGCGGGTGTAGCCGTCCCTCACTTCAGATTCTCCCGTCATGTCATGAGTCCTATCCCGATGTCGGTGAGGATGGCTATCGAACCGCCCTCCACCAGGGTCATGCCCAATATCCACATCCAGTCGCCTGACGGCCTGTTACGGTCGATGGGGTTCAACGAGCAGAGCATGATGACGAATCCGATGGCACTGTCGATGATGGCGCATATGGCGACTATCGCGGTCATGATTGTCCTTCCGGTCCGAGTGGCAGTCCGTCGTTGAGGATGAGGGCTAGGTTCTCCAAGGTGATGCAGACGTATTGTCCGCTCCGCCCGATGAGGTCGATGTCGAATTTTTCAGTGAACCGTCCGGACAACGCGCACATGGTGTGGTAGGTTTCCGAATCCGTGTATGCGAGCTGTTGGCCGATTCGTTCGAGTGTGGACAGGCCGACGCGTGGCTTCTTCTGCACGACCCACGGGTAGGGGCTGTCAAGGTTTCCGGCCTCCTCAGCCGCCTCGTTGTAGTGTTTCGTGGCGTCGAGGCGTTTGGTGTTCTTGACTTCCACGCATACCGGCTGCCCGTGGAAGAAGATGTTCGCGATGTCGCCTTCGTCGTTGCTGCCGTGGAGACGGCGGCGGATGATGCGTTGGTCGTTCAACGCCCATTGCAGGTAGTGTTCCACCGCCGTTTCCATTGCCGTTCCGGCTTTTTTGGCCGACTGTCGGTTGCGTGGCATCAGAACGCCGGTTCTCCTGCTGGCTGTCCGAATCCGTCGAATCCGCTGCCACCCCACGGGTCGGGGCCTGCCTGCTGCGGCATGGCGGGAGCGGGAGCGGATGCGGCCTGGCGTTGGCCGTACTGCTGGCTTGCATTCACCAGTTGGGCGGTGCCCCATCGGAGACTCGGACCGATCTCGCGGACGTTGACCTTCTGCGTGTAGTGGGTGACGCCGGACGAATCATCGAAACGCTCATCGGATTCGTTGCCGATGACGATGTACTCGTCGCCTTCCTTGATGCTGTTCTGGATGTGCGTGGCGAGATCGTTCCATGCTTCGCAGGTACGTGAGCAGGATGCGCCGTAACCCCATGAGCCGTCCTGGTTCTTGACCCTGTTGGAGCAGAGGATGCGGAACTGGATGTAGTTCTTGCCGTTCTTCGTGGTTCCGGCATTGAACAGGTTGCCGTCCTTTTTGATTTTGACGATTCGTCCCACGAGGATGATGGTCGGAGTGCTCATTGCTTGTTCTCCTTGTCGTGTCGTGGATGGGTTTCGAGTCCGACCCATCCTTGCTGGTCTTTGGCTTTCATGTTTTTGAGACAGTCGGCCGTCTTGTGTCTGTTGGCCGCTTCGACGTTGCACATAATCATGTGGCTTCGTGCTGCGGCGCAAGTGCTTTTGCCGCATTTACGGCAGTATGGGATGAGTCCCCGTCTTGACTGGATCGTGACGCACGCAGTATGCGCACGTGCATCCGGCTCGTCTGGTGATGTTCAAAGTTCGCCTCCGCAGTCCGCTTCCTTCGGTTGTTTGAGACCGAGCGTGCAGTAGTGGAGAGGCATGTCGTTTCGGACGTGTCTCTCGGACATGACCTCGCCGATCAACACCGGAATGAACCGCGATTCCCATGGGTCCTTCAACGAATGCGAGCCGAAGTCCGGTCCCATGCAGGCGATGAGCTTCCACACGCCGCAACTGTCGAGGTAGTACAGGTTCGTCTTGTCCTTGTTGCGGTAGAAGCCCGGACGGGTCGGCAGTTTCTTCTCGCAGAGGCGTTCGAACGGGAATCGTTTCGAATTGCCGCTGCTGACGGCGAATGCCTCGGTGGTCTGCTGCAAGGCGTTCGGCGGAACGTTGCCGTGATGGTTCAGGATGGGCGTCCAAGTGTCGCCCGCGTGGAGCCATACGCTGCCGGTCGCGGCCTTGTAGAATCCGTTGGCCTTGGGCAGCTGCTTCTCCCACTCCTCCGCTTGGGTGTCGGTGGTTGGCTTGTCCACGTCGGCGGTGGGGGTCTCGTCATTGACGAGCTTTGCCTTCCAGCCCGCGAAGTCCAGCTCCTCGCCGTCGTCGGGATTCTCTTCGATGGAGATGATCGTGTTCCAGGTGACGTTCAGGTCATGGTCGAATCTGATGGCCGGGCATAGGATTCCCTTATCATCTCGGACGACGAAATGCTCGTCGTCCGAGATGATAAGCGACAATGCCATGAGATCACGGAGCGCAGGATCGTCACAGGCGAGCGCGTCGTCCATGTCGAGGTGCTTCAGCTTGCCGGTGACATGCAGTACGCCTCCGACTTCGGCGGTGACTGTCATGTTGGCTGTCGAGATTCTGAGCGCGTCGCCGTAGGTGAGTTTCTTCGGGTCGTATTTCATTGTGCCGCTCCTTGCTGCTGCATGTGCTTGTGGTATTCGTTGATGAATGTTTGTGCCTGCACTGCCGTGAGGCTCACGCTCGTGACCGTCTGGTCGTGGAGGATTTTCCGGATGAACGCGTCAGCTTCATCCGGTTTGATCTGGCAGGCGCGGAGGATGTCGGTGACTTCCTTCAACTGGTCGGGACTGGCCGGACCGTTGGATGGAGCCTGGGCAGCGGCCTGCTCCGGCTGGCCTTGACGGACCTGCGGAGCGTATTGCCGTGGCTTCTGACGTGGCTGCTCGTCAACCACTTCGGCTTCGACCATTTCCTCTTCGGTCTCGTTGTTGGTCTGCTGCATCTCGTCGGTCGTGTACAGGCCGCTCAAATCCTGCGGGAACGCCTTGCGTAATGCGAGGGCTTCCGCGCATTTCGCGATCATGGTCACCGGTTTCGAAGACCACATGCTGGTGGGGACCTGCCTGCGGAGATTCTTGTCGTAACGGGTTCCGACATATTCCCTGTAGAGGGCCACGCCGGTGAACTCGCCTTCTCCTCGACGGACGGTGACCTTCGCCGCGACCGGAGGGGTCTGGGCGATCCACACGTCATGCCAGACGCCATCCTCGCCGCACCAGAGGGTTTCCGGTTCGCTGAACAGTTCATGGTTCCTGTCCGCCGCACGACGGGCGATGAGACGGAAACCGTCAATGCCGACTTGGATTGTCTGCTTGGAAACATATTCGTTGCCTTGCTTCTGACGGCGTTCGATCAGGTAGATTTGACGACTGAAAGGGTCAAGTCCGGTACGCTGGCATTGGTGTAGGAACACTGCCAAGTCGGCTTGTTGCGCGTTCTGCACTCCAAGCTGGGACAGCGCCGCGAGCTGGGCGCGGCTCCAAGTGTCCTGCTCGTTGGTGATGGTAAGGCTTTTGCACATGGCTACTCTTCCTTGGTCGAAGTGAGCATCTGGAACATCTTCGGGGCTATCTCGCTGGTGAACGCCTTGTCCACGAATCCTTTCGTGGTGCGAAGTGTGACGGTCTGGGCGCGTCCCGGCTTGAACTCGACGCCGGGCGGGAGTTCGCCGTCATGGTCCGCGATCATGTCCTTCAGATAGGCTTCCGACTTCGCTTCGTGGCGTGGCATCCACACGGCCTCCGCAGCATCGTTCCCACCGGGGATGAGGAATTTGCTGTCATGCAGCATGGCGCCATACGCGCGCTCGTCAACGACCTCGTAATGGCCTTCGGTGCCTTTGCTGAGACTGATTTCACCCGCATCCAGTCCGGCGAACACGGCGTGCTCATTATCGCCGCCGTCATGCGAGCGCCGCCATTCTTCCTTTGCGGCTTTGAGGGCTTCGGCGCTTCGTTTGTTCAGTGCTGTGAGTCCGGCGATGGTGGAGTTGAGTTCGTCGGGGCGGAGGCTGCTGAAGTCGTATTCGGGGGTGTTGGTCATTGTTGTTCCTTTGTTTGGTGTTCGATGGTGTCTACCGCGAGCTTGTAGAAGCTCACGTCGGTTTTGAGGGTTTGGTTCTCGTGTTGGAGTCGTCTGTTTTCCGTGGCGAGTTTCCGGTTTGCGTTCCAGAGGGCGTGGATGGTGAGCGCGCAGTCGTCTAGGAAGTCGTCAACTTGGTTGGCGTCGTATCCCATGAATGGGAATGAGAGTCGGAATTGTCTGTCGCGTATGTCTTTCGGGGTGACTAGTCGTCTGGTGGTCATCGTTTGATCTCCTTTGCTTGGTCCTTGATTTCGTAGAATCGGAGTAGGAGTTCCTTTTTTGTGAAGAGTTTGTTTTGGCCTGATTGGTATCCGAGGGACCCGTACAGGTCTTCGAATGTTTTCTTTCCTACTTTTGTGAAGGCGATTGCCTCGTCTTTGGTGAGGATGCCGTCTTCGAAGATGATGGGTGCCGTCAATTTGTGTGTGTTCCTTCCTTGGATTGGTGGTTGGTGTAGGCGGGTTGCGGCATGACGCTGGACGGTTGGCTCGCAAAAGGGTGTGCGGGGCGACTGGGAAAATAAGGAAAACCAGTCTGGCCGACCATCGTTCCCGATGCGGGGCGGAGAAAACCAAGTGAAAAACTTCGTCCCGATGGGTGACGTTGACGTCATGCCGCTGGCGTCCAAGCGCGGATTCGGACCGCGAGCCGTTCGAGATCATCGTCGGATACCTTCGAGTACAGGAGAAGATGTGGTGTCTGGTTCGATTGGCGATGGTCTTGTGGTACGGTTCCTGTTCCCACTGCGTGGGCTTGGACGATTGCCGTGGCGACGCGTGTATGCAAACGCTTGTGACGGTTCGTTTGGATGTGTTTCGCCACGGCATGGAACATCATGGGATGTTCCATCTTTGCCAGCCGGTGAACGTGGATATTCGATAAACGTTCAATTTTCCACTGTTTGATTGTTTATCGGAGTGGCTGGCGAAGCTTATGGGTCCCCATCCGGGTTGCAGGCGGATGGGGAAGAATCAGTTGTTGTCGGCGAGCGCCTTGGCAATTACCGTCATATTTGAAGCACTCAGTGGGATGAGTGGGAAGGCTGAATCTTGGAAGTCTTTGACCAGTTCGCCCCATTCACGGTATCCGCTGAACAAGCTGTTGTTGGAGCCGGGTTTCGTCCAGGTTCTGATTCTGCACATGACGCCAGGCGTGTTCACCACGTATGACCATGTGTCGTTCTCGTCATGGAGAATCAGGTATGGTTTGCCGTCGCGTGGGATGAAGAGGCCATGCGACTGTGGCTCCGGTGGCAGTGGCTTTTCGTCAGGCTCGTCGTCGGAGTCGAGGCTGATGCCCATGGCTTTGATGCGGTCGAAGAGGATGTGCAAGTAGTCTTGCATGATGTAGAGTTGGGCGACGGTCATGCCGCCAAGGCATTTCGGGTTGAACTCAAGCTCTCCCCTCTTGTATCTGGTGACGGCATCATCGAGTCGGCTGATGCGTTCCTTGAGTTCGTGGTATTCTTCGACCATGCGGGTCTTGTAATCGTCGTGTGCCTTGTAATCGTCTTCCATTACTGTCTCCTATCGTGATTGCCCGTGCACGTCGGACGCCCATTGGATGAACGCAGCCAGTTTCGATTCTGGAACCTCATACAACGTGCTCGTCTTTTTTCCGTCCTTTTCGACGATGGATGCGCCTTTCCGCTCGTTGATACGGAAGACGCAGTGCCCACCCTCGTCAAGAACGAACTCATGCGGTGGTGCGGGAGGATTCAACAACGTCATGCCGCCACCTCCGCGTCAAGCGCCTTGTCCAATGTGATCTCGCCAAGACGCTTGTGCAGTAGTGCCAAACCCTTGCGGGTTATGCGCACGGTGGGAGGGAAGGCGAACTCCGTGCCATCATCCTTGACTCCATGCTTTTGGGACATGACCATCACGAGATGACCGGCAGTGCAATGCGCTGCGGTTGCACGCCAAGAGCCACCGGATTTGAAAATCCAGTTGTGGTCGGACATCCACTCGCGTAACTGTTTTCCCTTGATGGGGGTTCCGGCGTTCGACAGAACCTTTGCCGCGTCGCGAATAAGCAGCCTGTCTTCCACGTTCGTGAAATCATCAAGCGCTTGAGCCTTCGGCTCCAGTTCCCTGATCTGCGCGTCCTTGGCTTGGAGCTGCTGGTTCTTGCGTTCGATGGTCTTCTGCGCGACGAGCACCGCACGGGCCATGATGTCCTCGTCGGAGTCGGTGTCGCCTGTGGGAATGTAGCCGCCAGTGCGTCGAATCGATGGAAGTACCTCGTGAGTCACCCAACGCTGGAAGCGCTTCACGAACGCCTGCGCTTCCGGTTCTTTCACATAGGCGATTTCACGGTTGAGGATTGAACGGTAAAGACCTGACTCGGTGAGAACTGTCATATTCTGCGTTCCACTGGGGGTACTCACTTCGTGTATACCCCTCTCGTCATCATCGAGATTGCGGGCGAGGTTCGCGGCGTCACGGTATCCGAGAATCTTGGCGATGTCGGATGCGACGAACATCACCTCGTCGCCATCGGCCAGTGCCCTGACCTTGTTGCCCTCGAACTCGAAAGGCTGTATTTCAGTGCTCATTGGTTGTCCTTCTTGAAAAGTTCCTTGTTGTCTTCGACGAGTTGGATTCCTTCGCCGATCCATCTCATGACCGGAACGGCCATGCTGTTTCCCAACGCCTTGTATCGTGGTCCGTCCGGCGCGTGCTCCCTGCCGCGCCATTGAATGTCAGTCCACCCGTCCGGGAATCCCTGAAGCCGTTCGCATTCCAACGGGGTGAGCCTGCGAACCGTTAAACCTTTCATCGAATCCTCTTCCATGTATAGGGACTGGTCGTTGTGCGTGCTGAGTGTGACGGAAAGCTCTTCCTGTCCCAGGAATCCCTTACCCCCCCCGTTCCTCCACCGCGTATCTTGAAGGTAAGGGCCATTAGTCTCTCCCATCGGCTGTCGGATAGATGAATGGGGCGTCTTTCCCCGCATGTGCCATCAGTGTCGGCGCAAGATTAAAGCACCGTGCCGCGTTCGATTGGCCGTCCGCACTGCACATCACTTCTCTCTCTCTCTCGATTTCAGCCACCGCATGTCTGTCAGTGGAAGTCAATGTGAAAGCGCCGTTTTCGTCCGGGTCGGCAACACCAAGCTGGTGTCCGCCGTTCATATGGCCGCGTCCGACGATGTTTCCCGCCACCTCGTAGATCGCAGGATTCTCGAACGCTTTCACAAGTGGGACATTGTTCCCACCGGTTCCCATGTGAGAGGTGAGAGTGTTTGACAGGTCCGGATGCTCACTGACCTTGAACCTTCCATCCTGCTGATGGAAGTCCAACATGACAGCCGACTGATCCTGCCCACCGTTCTCACGAGCCTGCAATGTCGGGGCGATTCCGTCAGACGAGTACACTCTCCGAGACTGGTTCTCACCGTGGGTCAAGTTTCCAATGCCTGAATCTGCGTTTCCAACGCCGCCAGCAGTTCCACCGGCAAGGCTTTTCCTCTTCTCTCGGCTCGACTGATGATCCCAGCACAGGCTTTCGCGCTCAAAAAGAACCGGGGCGGCACGTCGCCAGTCTCTAGTGTTGACGACAAGGAACACACGCTCGCGTCGCTGGGCCACACCGAAGAACTGAGCGTCCAACACTCGCCATGCACCCCCCCCCATCAGGCCAGAGTTCGGCCACGGCTTCAAGGAGCGACCGGAAAGCCCGTCCGCGTTCAGCCGACAGTACTCCGGGCACGTTCTCCCAGACGATCCATTCCGGATCAATTTCTGCGCAAGCTCGGAGATATTCGAGCATGAGCTGGCCGCGTGGATCGTCCAGAGCCTTCCTGAGTCCGGCGATGCTGAATGCCTGGCAGGGGCTTCCTCCCACAACGACATCTGCCGCATGGTGGTATTGTTTCCAGTCAACTTTGGTCATGTCTCCTAAATCTGGTACTTCCGGGTAGTGTTGCCTGAGCACGGCTTTTGGGAATGGTTCGATTTCCGCGTATGCGATTGGTTTCCACCCGAGCTGGTGCCATGCGACGGTGGCGGCTTCGATTCCGCTGAACAGGCTGATGTAGCGTATCGTGCTCATGCTTCACCTCCGATGCATGCGTTGACGTGGTTGAAGTTGTCGCTCATTGTGGTTCCTTGGCGTGTGTGGTTAGGCGGTTTGTTTGATTTGGGCGATTTCTCCGGGTTGGAAGCCGAATGCTTTGTAGAGTCCTATGAGCATGAGTGGTGTGCATTCGTTGGTTTTTTTGGCTCTGGCTAGGACGCTTTCGCTGACTCCTATTGCTCCGGCGAACGCTTCGTCTGTTTTGAGGCCGCTCATTTGTTTGGTTCGGTCTAGGAAGCCGTCTCGGAACTGCATTTTGTATTCAGCCATCAGTGATTCCTTTCGCAACCTCGAATTTCTTTTTGCAACTTGTGGTTACATCATGCAACGAGTTTTTTTGTTTTGCAACTCGCTCGGCGTGTTGACTTGCAACTACTTTGGTTGCATAATGAAACCATGAATAAAGAAACATGGTTCAACGAAACAGTCCATGGCGATACCATCGCCGAAGTCGCTCTCAAGGCGGGAATCATCAAGACAACCGCTTGGAGGCAGTACAACAATGCGCTCGGCTTCAGTGCCGAGAACGTCATTCTTATTGCACGCGCCTACCACAAGTCCCCCGTAGAGGCTCTGGTTGAGTTCGGATATATAAGAGCCGACGAGATGGCTAACGGAAAGACCGTCGCAAGGCTGCACGACGCTTCGAATGACGAGCTGCTTCAGGAACTCGCACGCCGTCTCAAGGAAAACGCTGACGCCGACTGGGTGAACAGTCCGATCATCTACCGTGAAGAGTTCGACATGGCCGCGAACGACGATCCGAACGCGAGACTCGAAGCCGAAACACCTGAAGACTGACGACAGTCACGAATATGGCGGCGGCATTCAATCATGATGCCGCCGCCTACTAATACGAAGGGAACAATGTCACGAATCACCATCGACGTTTTGGAACGTCAGGCCGAAGCCATGCATGTGAGAATCTTGGAGACGGACATGCCGGGTACCACCTGCGGCCTGTATTGCGACCGGTTGAACACGATATGGCTTGCGGATTGGTTGAACGACCGGCAGAGGCTCTGCACCCTATGCCACGAGCTTGTGCACGCGAAGTACCGTGATCTTGGCTGCGGCACGCGGTTCGGCGTGAAATGCGAGCGTAGGGCGCGGCGCGAGACGGCGTTGATGCTGATAAGCCCGACCGAGTTCGCCATGGCCGAACGGATGTGGGACGGCGACACCTGGCATATGGCGGCGGAGCTGGACGTGACCATGCAGGTTCTTACGGACTACCGGCAGATTCTCAAGGATGGCTTGTTTGAGAAACGCCCATGATTCATCAGCCATCAATTGGGGGGATAATCCTTGTTGAGACATATTGCAGGAGAGCAAAGGAGAGCATCATGGGTTTTCTTATCGTCATCGCGGCTGTGTTCGTCGGTCTCGCGGTGTTCGTTCTGTTGACGCAGATGGCCGTGAGAAACGGCATCCGCATGTCCGGCCTGATCGACTGGAAGACGCAGTACGAGTTGGAGCGTATGGAGGATGCCGGTGGCAGTCAGAAACCGCTGGCTGAATTATATAAGAGCGTTGCCGAGTCTGAGGATGATACAGACAAGGTGGAGCGCAAGGTGAAGGAGCAGGCGTTGAAGTACATCAACTCGCGTAATTCAACCCATGTGACGAACGCGTGGATTTTCCTTGGCCTCGGCATCGTCCTGTGTGTAGTGGTCGTGCTCATCGTGGCGTCGTCGGACAGCATGATGTGACCGCATACAAAAAAACGGGGACATCCTTTCTATGAGGATGTCCCCGTTTTTTTATGCCTCAGACGGCCACCGGTGCCTTGATCGCGGGCCATGGGTCGTAGCCGGTCAAGTGGAAGTCGTCATACGTGTACGCGTCGATGCTAGACGCCTTGTCGATGCTCATATGCGGGTACGGGCGCGGCTCGCGTTCGAGCTGCTTCACGACCTGTTTCAGGTGGTTCCTGTAGATGTGGGTGTCCCCGCCCACCCAGATGAACCGTCCTGGCCTGTAGCCGGTCTGTTGGGCGACCATCATGGTGAGGAGCGCGTATTCCGCGACGTTGAACGGCACGCCGAGGAACATGTCGCAGGAACGCTGGTACAGCTGGCAGTCGAGCCTGTCGCCGCGCACATGGAACTGGAACAGGCAGTGGCATGGCGGCAATGCCATCCGGCTTAGGGATTCGACGTTCCAGCTGTTGACGATGATGCGTCGGGAGTGCGGGTCTTCGCGGATGGTCTCGATGGCGTCGGCGATCTGGTCGATGCCGCCCAGGTCGGTCGGCCAATTGCGCCACTGGCATCCGTAGACGGGTCCCAGATCGCCGTTCTCGTCCGCCCATTCATCCCAGATGTGCACTCCGTGCTCCTGTAGCCAACGCACGTTGGTGTCGCCTTTGAGGAACCATAGAAGCTCGTAGATGACGCCTTTGATGAAGACCTTCTTGCTGGTGATGAGGGGGAAGGCTTTGGATAGGTCGAACTCCATGCGTGTGCCGAACAGGCTGATGGTGCCGACGCCGGTGCGGTCGTTGGATGGGATGCCGTTTTGGAGCACGTCGAGAAGGAGGTTTTCGTATTGGTATTCGCCGCTCCACTTGTGGAGGTGGTTGGCTTTGGAGAGGAACGCTTCTTGTTCTTCGGCGGATTCGGATTGCATTGGGGGCGGATTGTCCTTCGTGGTTGCGTTTGGGGAGATGGGCGGCGGGGAGATGCCGACCGGTCGCGGAGTGCCTGCTGGCGGTTTGTCAAGCCGTTTGGCTGGCTTCTGACGCGATTTTAGCACGCGGACTTTCTTTTTGATGTGTTAATTACGAGCGAAGCGAGTAATTAAAACATTTTTTCTTTCTCGCAGGTTAAGTAAACTCTTGGGTTAATTCATGTTCTTATAGGTTTACTTAATTCTAATATTATAAGAGTAGGTTTACTTACTAGTGTTACCGTGTTTTTGCCGTTTTTTGGCCTGTTTTATGCGCTGAAAACGGCGTCGTTCCAACGTTTTCTCGACATTACGGGGGTTGCGGTCATTTGCGGTCACGCTGCGGTCACGCGTGACCGCAACACGCAAATTTGAAATCGTTGGAAAATGGCGGTTTTTATGTTACGAACATGTAACGAGAGTGTTAACTCGTGTAAAGGGGGTATATTTTGCGTGTTTTTGGTACCGTTCCAACGGTATTTATGTAGACTTTGTGGAGTCTCACATAGTGAGACAACTATACACCCTTACTAGGTTTTGTATAGCACGAATCATGAGGGTGTTCCCATGGTCTGGTTCCCGGTCGAACGTCCATGATCTACAGCCGTTCCTGTCCGTGGCGTCTTTTCCGTTCTCTCCCCCGCTTCCGGGAGAGAATCGGCCTACCCTGATGGTCGCTGGCGCGTCCATGCGTGCAGCACGGTCGGCATCGAACGGTCGGAGGATGGCACGCTTCTGACATGCGTGAAACGCCGGTGCGCAGTCCCGCGTTCTCTCCTGTTCCCTCCGCGTTCTCCCCGCCCCTGTGGGATGTTCCAGCGGCCCATGTCGTACGCCGCCGACCATCCCGCAGAGCGTCCACTGAACGCTTCACCGGCGTGTCGCAGCCCTTTTTCTGCTTTTTCTGTGATGACGCGGCGAGTTTGTCTGAGAATTGGAGAGAATATCCGCTTCTTACTCCCCTAGCGGCTCTTCCGATTCCGACTGGAAACCTTACTCCCGTAAGGGTTTCCGCCTAAGCTCCTGCGACTGGGCTTGAACCAGTGACCGTCCGATTAACAGTTAGAAAGTCTGATAAAATATCCCTTGGAACGATTGGGCAAAACGGCTTCATTCCAACGGTTTAACCTCACTTGAGGGTCACTTGACCATCACTTGCGGGTCAAATGGAAGTCTGAGAATGTCTGAGAATATAGAGGCAAGGAGGCAATCATGGCACGCAAAGCAAGAAACGGCATCGTCTACCCGTACAAAGTCGAACGCAAAAAACACCTAGCTGACGGAAACGTAAAAATCTACACCAGCTACGAGTTCAAGGTCGATGGCAAAACATACAGCTGCAAAAAATACGTTGACGCCAACAAGCGACTAACGGAACTACTACAGGAACGGGCCAGATTCGGCAGCACCAACAACAGCTCCATCACACTCGGAGCATACGCCGAACAATGGCTCGAACGCAGGGAACGCGACGCAGACCCAAAGACTTTCGCCAACTATCGAACCATCGTCCGCAAGCATCTGCGCCCATACCATTCGCAGAAAATGTCGAACCTGAACGCCGCAGTCTGCGACCGCATCGTAAATGGCCTTACCGTCGCGAAGACCATCGACGGTAAGAAAATGCACGTGAAGGCCAGTCTCAGCCTCCGCCGCCAGACGCACACCACGTTGAACCAGATTTGCAATGCCGCCGTAGCGGATAGGATTCTTCCAACGAATCCAATGGGTGGCGTTCCAACGCCGAAGGACAAGGACATCAGTCTTGCCGACGAACGCAAGAACGAAGCCCACGAGCGTACCGCATTCACCGATGATGAAGCCAAACGCATCCTCCAAGCCGCCAACGAACTAGGCATACGGAACGGCGCGAGGGAATGGTTCAGACTATGCACCGGTATGCGCCCCGGCGAAATCTTGGGGGCTTCACTCCAAGACCTCGAACTGACCACCACGGCAAACGGCATCCCCTACGGCGAATACACCGTCAACTGGAAACTGGAGGAGTTGAAAAAGGAGCACGGTTGCGGCGAACCAGACCGTAAAGGCGTGTACCCGTGCGGATACAAGCGTGGTGCCGCATGTCCGCAATGGAGGTGGCGTATTCCAGACGGCTTCGACATGATCGAGCTGCAAGGCCGCTGGTGTCTCACCCCGCCGAAATCGAAGCGTGGAAGGAAAGTGCCAATCATTCCCGCATTGGCGCAGACACTCGAAGCATACTTGGTGGATACCGCTGAAATACCGAACCCGCATGGACTCCTGTTCCGTCATGATGACGGCTCCCCTATCGAACCGGAAGAGGATATCGAACAGTTCCGCAAACTGTTGGAAGCGGCGGGAGTACCAAATGCGGAGCATAGGAGCCGTCACGAAACCCGTCATACCGTCGTTACCATCCTCATGTCAATGGGCGTGGATGTCGGACTGGTCGAGGAAATCGTGGGCCATTCCAGCCGTCTGATGGTCGAACACTACCGTCATGCCGGATTGAAAGAACGGTTGGCCGCAATGGAAACGATGAACAAGCCACTGCAACTCGACTCGTATAAGCTAAGCGACAATGAAGGCTGAAATGACCGAAGACCAGTTCTGCGAATACATCGTGGCCCAGCTGAAAAAATATGCGTGGCGTTTAGCGCGGGAAGGCAAACTTTCGTGGATTGACAGGTCCGACAACAGCGACTTCGCAGTGGTGAAAAACCATGCCACTTGTGACATGTCGCTCACCTACCACGGCAAAATAATCTATCGGACATCCGTATACACGAAAGAGCTAGCCGACAAATGGGGTGAATTACTGGTTAAGTGCATCACGTTGAACAACATCGATACACTAATCCAATAACAAGAAAAAGCCCCTCCCCCAGCAATCACGCTGAGAGAGGGGCAGATTTAAAAACAGGGTGTGAGAATTTCCACAAGCACTTGAATGCGGGAATTTTCTCACACCCGAAAATCACTCACGGTTAAGTGTTAAGCACGTTTCAGGCACGACACTTATTTTTCGTCGGAACCGTCCGGCTTGGCTGCCGTGAGCTGGCTCACGCCGATCAGAGCGCCGACGAACAATCCGACCGCGTTGATCGTGGTCACGATCTCACCGCAGTGCGGCAATCCCCACTGCGGGCCGACCGCGCCGACCAGCCATGCGACCGCAGGCAAAGCGATCAACGCAACCCATTTCAACGCCTTGTACGCCTTGTCTGGCAGGAGGTACTTGTTTTCCTTGCCAGTTTCCTCTTCCGGCTTTTCGCCGTCATGATTAGTCTCCTTGACTTCATCGACCATAATCAGTCTCCTTACCAGTAGAGGGTCTCACCCGGATAGATGACGTTCGGATTGCCGGAACGATACCCGTGGATGCTGTACATGTTGACCCTGTAATATGCGGCGATGCCGCCGAGGGTGTCGCCGGAACGCACCACGTACCGTCCACCGGTGGCGACCGTGGCCGTACTGGCCGCGCCGGTGCGACGGCAGACGGTCTCGCCAGCGTAGATGACGTTCGGATTACCCGAACGGTATCCCGTGTATTGGTTCCAAGAACCGCCATTACGTGCCGCAATGGAACTCAATGTGTCGCCACTGCGTACCGTCACGCATACGCTGCCGCAATTCGCGGCGGCGGGCGCGACGCCAGAACCGCCAAGACGCTGGTTAACTATCGCCATCACCGTGTCATACGCGCCACCAAGAGCCTGACGACGCTCATTGCCGTTGCCGTACACGCCGCGAATGACCTTCGTGGCCATGTCATTGTAGTCAGGCGTGGCAGTGACCTGCGGCCTGACCGGATCATGTCTCACCTCGGCATTCGTCTTGCCGCGATCACCGTTCGCGATCTTCTGCCAAGCGTCACGCTCACCGAAGAACAGGTTCAAATCCAACGGGCCGACACCGTTCAGATAGCCGGTGGACGCATACTGCACCATGCCCTCGCCCTTGCTTCCGGCGTTCCACGGAGTGGACTGCCAGCCGGTCGCGTTCATCGACGCATACTGAGCCTTCCACAGCATGCAATGGGCGCGAACGTCGGACGGAATCTGATACACGGCGGAATCCTGCACGTACACGATGGGCCAGACCTTGGTACGCGAATACACCTGGTTGACCCACTGGCGCACCCAATCGCCGTTGCCCCAAGCGGCGTTCCCGTTGGACTCCCAATCCAACGCGAGCACGCACTGGCCCACATAGCCGTTGAACTGGTTGAGATAATGGTTGACCTCGGCGGTGACGTTGCCGCCGTCCGCGTAATGGTAGCCGCCGCAAGCCTTGCCGGTCTGACGCGCCCAATCGGTCTGGCTGCGCCAAGACGGGTTCGTGTAGCCGGAACCTTCGGTGATCTTCACGATGGCCGCGTCGGCGTCCACCACGCGCGTCACGTCGGCGGACTGCCATCCACTCACGTCGATGACGTTCATGTTCGCGCTGGCGACCGGCGCGACAGCAACGCACAGCATCGCCGCCAACGCGGTCAACGGCTTGCCGATATGCCGACGCAGACGCTTGTGCTTCGGCTTGCCTTTGTTATTGAGGATGCCCACATCCTCTCCTTCCCGCCCACAAGTCAAGGGGCAAATAGAAAAGCCATCCCGAAGTGGGATGGCTTTGAAGTGTGAAAATCAATGCCTGTGCGCGCCGTGATTGAACATGAGGACGAGCGTGAGGAGCAGCAGGTATAGGCCGACTGCGATCATGAGATGCGTCACTGCCGGTCCTCCAAGTATTTTTCGGCGGCAGCGACTATCCAGCATCGCGCGTCGAGTTTTTCGAGTTTGTCGAGCTCGTATCGGACGGCCTCGCTGTGGTCGTGCGACTGGTCGCCGTAGATCAGTGAGATCAGCGTGTTTTTGATCGTGTCGCGGCATAGTTCGTCCAAACGGCCGTCGATTTTCGATGTCCGCTCTCCCAAAGTCCGGGTCTTGGCGAAATGCTGCGAGAGCGGCGAATCGTAGGGCAATCGTTCCGGTTGCACGTGAGCGTACAATCCGGTCGCCAGCGCGTCCAAAGCGCCCGGCCAGACTTTCAGGCCGAGCGTGATGAGCGCGCACGCGCCACCAACACCCCCGAAACCGGCTAGAAAATTTTGCAGCACATTACATCTCCTTTATGGAAAAGCCCCGCATGACGGGGCTTTGATATTGGTTAATACGGGGGGGTCAGAGGCGGCGAACACGAGCGGCAATCCGGCATGCCATGGAATCATTCGCTCCATGCAGGAATCTCGCCGTCAATCTTTGGTCCCGAAAGAGTGTTGACCCATTCGCGGATCTTGTGCGCGGCGACATTCATGCCCTTCGCGTTAGGATGGATATTGTCGTGCATGTACCCATTTTTCTCGCCGTCCGGCAGCCAGTCGAACCAGCCGCGAGCGACATTGAATCCATTGCTCTCGAACAGCGTGTACACCTGATTGATGACGCTGCTGAACGCGGCCAGCTGACCCTTGGAATATTGGGTCTGTGGCGCGACCTCGACGATGTAGATCAGCTGCGCTCCGGGCCATGCGGATTTGATCATGGTGGCGGTCTTCGTCATGGCATTTATCTCGGCATCCAGATCTGATTTGATGTGGTTTTGATCATTCCACAGCCCGACGAGGAAGACTCGGCGGACGGTCTTCCCCTGCGTTTTGCCGATGGCTGTCGTGACTTGATCGGGGTATGCTTGCTTTTGATCCGAACGGTTCTGGAACCCGGCGCCGTTGATCGCAACATTGACGTTCTCCGCCCCGTCAGCATTTGCGATCAGAGTCGTCCAGTTTTTGTCCGCCGGTGCCGTGTCCCAGATAGCAGTGGTTGAATCGCCGATGAAGACATCGGAGGTTTCGGTCTGTGCCGGCGGCGTGGTCGTGGGTCTGTCCATGAGGCCCGCTGCACGCAAGGCATTAAGCAGGGCGTTGAAGTCTCCGGCAGTTGGCGCTGCCGTCAGGTCGGCGATTGCCGCGGCAGGGGTTACCGTACCCGCTTCGCCCCTGTCGCCCTTCGGCCCCGTTTCGCCCCTGTCGCCCTTCGGTCCTGTTTCGCCCCTATCTCCCTTCGGCCCCTTGATGCTGCCGGCTTTGCCTATGGTGGCGTTGAGGCTCGCGGTGATGGCGCGTGCGAGGCCGTCGACGCGGACGATTTTCTTGGTGTCTACTGTCATTTTGCGCCTTTCCTAGTTGATGTTGGTCCCGGCGACGACGAACGAGCTGATCCAGTCGATGTCCTCGTCGGTGAGTTCGGTGAGCTGACTCCCGATGGTGGACGGGATGAGGGTAACGGAATCCACATCGACCAAATCGGCGAAATCGATGGCGGTCTTTGAGTCCGGCACCTGCACCACGCGAGTGAAATGCCATGTATCCTTCTTCCCGCCGACAGTCACCTCGTAGGCGAACGTGCCGTCAGTCGGCGGAACATTAATGGTGGCAGTGCCGGTTTCCGACAGTCGCACGTCGAAAGAGTCGCGGACGACGATGCGCTTGCCGACCTTGAACCGTTTGGTCGGCACCACATGCACCGGTTCGCCGGCCAGGACCGCGACGCCATCGGCGCTTGGATGGCCGAAATCGAATTTGATCTGAGTCAAGACATCCTCCTAAAAAACAGGAATACGGAACAATGGGAAAACCCACACACACTCCCGTCCAACAGCAACACGACGATGTGTGGGATTATTCAACAGAATTGGAAAGGAACCAATGCTTTTCGACACATTCGTGACCACCGTTTGGAAACCCTCATGTGCGAAACTCCGCGAATGCACCAAAGTAGGCTACGAAAGCGCCCTGAATTGCCATATCCTCCCGCAATGGAGCGGAAGGGACATGGACGCGATCAGCGTGGCGGACATCGAATCATGGTTGGACTCCTTCGACAGGCCGGGAGCGGCACGCAAGGCCTACGCGGTGTTCCGCGCGATACTGCGACTCGCGTTCAAACGCGGTTTGTCCGACAATGACGTGACCAGACGCGAGATACGCCTGCCGCATCTACGGCATTACGAGCCGCAAGTACTGTCCGCGCCGGAAGTCCGACGACTATTGAAAGGCTTCTACGGGCACCCGCTCGAAGCGTGGCTATTGGTGTCCGTGTGCGCTGGATTGCGCCGCTGCGAGTCGGTCGGCTTGGAATGGGGCGACTTGGATCTGCGTCGCGGCACCGTCACGGTGAAAAGGTCGGTGCAGTGGGTCGCGGGCCATGAGACCGTGACCGAACCGAAGACCGATCTGAGCCGACGAACCGTCGCGCTGCCACGGTTCGCGGTCAAACGATTGGCGGAACTACGCCACGGCACGAAGACTGGCCGGCTGGTCGGCAACCTGAACGCGAACCAAGTCGCAAACCACTACCGCAGTTGGTGCAGGCGAATGAAACTCCCCTGCGTGCCTCCACGCAACCTACGCCACACGTTCGGCACGTTGGCGATCAAGGCCGGAACCGACATCAGCGTGGTCGCACGGCAGCTCGGACACTCCGACATCCAAACCACCGCACGGTATTACCTCAAGCCTGATCTGAGCGTCCTCAAGGACATGCAGAAAGCGTGGCAGAAACTCATATTGACCTGCTGATAGCATTCCGTAACCCTTGAACGGCAGATCTGGCATGGGCCTTACGGCATGACGGTACATCTCGCCAAAGTCGGCATGATGGCTTTCGCTTTTGGCAACACGTCCTTCACGTCCAGCATCAATACCAACGGCCAGACCGTGAATGAGACGATGGATGCCGGTTTCCTGCCGGAAGGACAAGGCGCGATACTGCTGGAAGGTGTGAACGGGCAGCATGGAGCCTTGTCCTTCGACTCTGACGGTAAGGTCACGATCAGCGGCAGCATGAACAGCGGATACTATTTCCGCGTCTGCGGCTGCTGGCCGGTGAAATAGCTTTCCGTAACCCCGATTCGTTTCACGAAACTGACCTCCGACCCGGACTTCACAATCAGCGGATGCGTCGTCAATGGCTTGGCGACCGTCTACTGCCGGTGGGTCAACAAAGGCCAGTTCGCGCTGAAGGCGTGGGATTCAACGATTTTGGCGAGCATGGACGTGCGGGCCGTAATGGAAGGTTTCAGCGTGTTCGTGGACAGTCAGCAGGGCAGTCAGATGCAGAATCGGCTGCTTTACGTGGTCGGCGGCAGCGTGTATTTCCGTCCCGCGTATGATGCGGCCATTCCTGCAAACACATGGCATGTCGGCAGCGTATCGTTTCCGGTGACGACGGTTTAGGCCGTGACGTACGAGGCGGATGTGATGAAACCTTCTCCGTTCTGGCTGCCACCAAGATTCCTGTAGGTGAATTTGCCGTCCGGCAGTATGGTGAAATCTCGTTGACTGCTACCGTCACGCCCACTGTACGCCCACCTCGTCGTAATCAATGGACGCCAGCCAGCCGGCAGGACGCCGAAATTGCCGGTATCCCATGATGTCGTGGCGGCGCTCTTCCATTCCACGAGGATTTGCACCACATTCCCGGCTTTCACGCCCGTCACCTTGCCATACTGGCAGGTGATAAGCGTCTGGGTTACGGAATGCTATTAAAAATGGATTTCCACGATTCCACCTGTGACAGCAACTTCAGGACCGACGAGCAGATTGACTGTCCCATCAGGTGCAATCGATACTTGGACCGAACGTTGCAGGTATGACGGATGGATGAATGGAATCGCCACTGTCGTTCCGGACGACAGTGTGGCTCTGCCATTCAAGGACTTGATCGCATTTGGGTTAGATATCTTACCGATTGGGTATATTCCGCCATTACTGTTGCCGTTGCCGTTGCCAAATGAGAGGGTTACGGAAAGCTATTCCGCCATCCAACAGCCGTGCGCCGTGGAGTAAGCGGATTTCGGGTCCCCAAGCATCTGCACCGTCCCGTTACGCATGACAAGCAGGCTGAAACCGCAGGACGGAAACGCGATGATGCTCTGATCGGCGAGTGGACGGAACGCTTCTGGGATGGTCTCAACCGCCATCGCGTAGTTCTGCTGTCCACTGCCGGTGAACTTGACGTTGCCGTTGACCGTGACGACGTGTCCGACCCGACACAGAGTGAGGCTGTTATTAGCATACGGCGGCTTCCATTGCTGGGTTACGGAAAACTACTGCTTCGCGTCGAAGACGTGGACAGTCACAGCGATGCGATAGCTCAGCGACGTGCCGCTGGCGTTCCATGCGACAAGCTGAAATCCTTTTGCCGAATGACTGTTCGTAATCATCGAAATGTTGTTGAACGACGGCACTTTGTTTTTAGCGTCGTTCATCAACTGTAATTCAACGGAGTATGAATCCCAGTTTGCCGCTTCGATCGGCAGCTTGATGTCTATTGACGTGTTCGTGTTCGGCTTGAAGATCATGGACGCGACGCGGTAGGCGTCATAGCCTCTAGGCCGCGCGACCACGACCCATTCACCCGACTGGGTTACGGAAAGCTAGAAATCATGGGATTGGGAAACAAAGCGTGCCGACGCAATCCTGATTGCTGCCAACGTTTCCCATGTTCGCCACTCGGATAGTTCCATCAGCTCTGGCCGTGAGGCTTCGCGCCGTTTGCCCATTTGATACAAGGCAGACAGTCGACAAGTCAACGATGGGACGATACCAGGACGCGAGCTTTACCGGACATTCAACAGCATCCCAACTGCCCGAACCGATTTTCCCACTGAACTTGATCAAAATCATCCTGCCGTTACGCATGATGATCCAATTGGAATCCTGGTACAGGGTTACGGAATGCTATTTCACCGACCAGCAGCCGCAGATGCGGAAATAGTATCCACGGTTCATGCTGCCGTTGATCGTGACCTTGCCGTCAGAGTCAAAGTACAAGGCTCCATGCTGCCCGTTCACGCCTTCCAGCAGTATCGTGCCTTCATCCTCCGGCAGGAAACCGGCGACCATCGTCTCATTCACGATCTGGCCGTTGGTATTGATGTCGGAGGAGAAGGACGTGTTGCCAAAAGCGAACGCCATCCTGCCGACTTTGGCGAGACGCACCGTCATGCCGTAAGGCCCATGCCAGATCTGCCGTTCAAGGGTTACGGAAAGCTATGCGACCCCGATAATGAGCCGCTCCCATGCCCGCTGCAGACTCTTCAGCACCGACAGATCCGGGCGCAGATAGTAGCGGGCCGTGGTCTTGATGTCGCTGTGTCCGAGCTGGCGTGCGACCACTGAGATGTCGGCGCCGGCGGCAATCGCCAGTGTTCCGAAGGTGTGGCGCAGGTTGCGTGGCGGCACGCAGGGGAGTTTCATCCGCCGGCACCATGCCATGTAGTGTGAGGCGACCTGGTTAGCGTTCAGGTCTCCTACCAGCCGTCCGCTCCTGCCGTGTTTCAACTGCGCGAGCCTTTTGACTGCGAATCGGGGAAGTGCCACGGTTCGTCTGCTCTGGTCGGTTTTCGGGTCGGTGACCGTCTCATGGCCGGCGACCCATTGCACGGAACGTTTGACGGTGACCGTGCCTCGCTTCAAGTCCAGATCGGACCATTCGATGCCGACGGACTCGCATCGTCTCAATCCGGCGCATACGGAGACCAGCAGCCACGCCTCCAACGCGTGGCCATAGAAGCCTTTCAGCAGGCGGCGCACCTGGCGTGCGTCCAATACCCGCGGCTCGTAACGGCGGAGATGCGGCAAACGGATCTCCCTTCTGGTCACGTCATTGTCCGTGACGCCACGCCGGTAGGCGAGCCTCAGTATCGCCCGCAGAACGGCCCAAGCCTTCCGTGCGGCGCCAGCCCGCTTGAACGAGCCTAGCCATTCCTCGATATCTGATGCAGTGATCGACTCCATATCGACACCACCCCACTTCGACTGGATATGACAACGGTAGGCCGATTCGTAGCCCACTCTTGTACATTCACGGAGCCTCGCGCAGGACGGCCACCAGACATCATCCACGAACGTTCCCAACAGCATTCTTCTTACCTTTCACCTTGTGAAAACCCACAGTCGGCATCGTTCCGGCGAAACGTTCCGACCTGTGGGTTTTCCACCCGTTTTTCAAACCACTGTTCTAAAGGAGGACACGGATGACAAGATCAATTTCGACTTCGGCAAACCCAGTGCAGGCGGCATCGTCGACCTGTCCAACGCCACCGTGCGCGTGATTCCAACCGGATGGTTCAGGGACGGCAGTCGAAGAGGCTTGACCCATGGGGGAGCCGATGTCGCCGCTTGATCTCTTGTCAAGCACGGAATTAAGGAAGGAGTACTCATGACATTGGTGCATTTCCACCTGACCGACGCCGAGGGGTGCGGTCTGGACGGCAGCGTGAGCCTCGTGCCCACAAGACGCGTGACGGTGCGTGACGCGATCCGCCTGCCGGTCGCGCAGACCGTCAAGCTCGACAAAGGCGAGGCCACCGCGGAGGTGATGCCCTCGACCACCCAGTGGGTGTGGAGGGTGAGCGAGCTGGTGGCGGGCGGAATCGTGCGATACGTCGAGGTGCCCGACAAGGAGTCGGCGGAGTACTCAGGGCTGGCGGATGTGGATCCCGCCACGCTCGATCCGAGCTCGGAGACGGTGGCCGCGTGGGAGACCGTGACCCGAGCCGCCCAGTCCGCTCTGGATCAGATCGATTCGATCGACGACAAGGTGGCCCGCGACGAACGGTCCGCGCAGGCGGCGAAGGCCAGCGAAGGAGTGGCGGGGCAGGAGAGTGCGAAGGCGGCGGATGCGGCCGTGAGGGCACTCGCATCGCAGACGGCGGCGGCGTCCAGCGCCAGTCTCGCGCACGAAGCCGAGACCACGGCGCAGGGGCTGATCGGCGAGGCCAAGACCATTGCGGCGCGGATCACGGAGACAG